ATTGTCTCTGTTTTATTAGTCGAATAGAAATCTACAAAACTATTTGCACAATAAGTTTTTACGAGTTGACTCACAGAGGGAATGATAAAGTTCAGACGGCTATCATCTTTGGGGCTATTGATGCCCTCTGCCGCCTTGTAATCATTTAATGTAACTAAATCCGCCATAAATTAACTCGTAAAAACTTGGGGCGGCGTACCGCCCCAGGCCAACTAGAAGAAGTATTTCTTCCAGTTTAAACTCTATCTTACTGGAAGGGCCAGCGGATAGAAGGCTTGTTAGCGCCAGAATTAGCAACCAACTCGTTAAAGCCAAGAGACTGAGTTGCGACCAGTACGGTACGCTGCTCTTTGACGATGTAGTCGGTTTCTACGTTGACACCACGCAGACGCGGAGTCACATAGTTCGGCATATAAACAGCCAGAGCTGCAGTCGTAGTTGCTGCACCAGCAGCACCAAGGTTCTGAGCCAGTTGATCAGTAGCGATCACGGGTGAACCGAAGACCGTACCAACCATACCGGTGAGTTTGGTTGCCAGATCGGAACCAACTTCAGTAACGTCGGTGAAGCCAGAAGCATCAATCAGCTCGTAATAGCAATCAGTCGGTACGATATACGCGACTTGAGAAGCCTCGAGACCATACTTGCCCATTTCCTTACGCATTGCGAGAAGGTTAGCAGGAGTAACTTCTGCCGTAGTAGAAGCGTCCAGGGCAGTCTGAGCAGATGCAGTAGCATAGCCGTTAGTGTCGTCAGTACCAGAAGCACCTACGAGACCAGTGGTGTAGCCGCCAGAGTTACCAACAAGGATGGCCTTGTCGATAGCGATAGCGTGTGCACGAGCCAGAGCTGAAGTAATCATAGGCAGTACTGAAAGAACGATTTGCTCGTCCGTGTCGTTCGTGATGAACGTACTAGAAATCAGTCGATGCGCTTGCAGGATTACCTGATTGATGTTATAGTTGTTGTCACTTGCGCCAGCCTCTTCGAGGTTGTTAGCAGTAACGTCCGCACCCGTAGCAGCCCAGTTTGCAGGCTCAGTATCGGGAGCGATCGGCAGTACAGTAGCGCCAGAAGTTACATTGATCTCTCGGAAGAGAGGAGCAATCTTCTGTGCTTGACGTACTTCTTCTTCAAACTGGGTTGATACGACAACGTCGATACCAGCTGAAGTAGTAGCCGTGTAAGTAATTTCTGCCTTCTCAAGCAGGTCACGACCGTAGTCAGTGTCCCAACCCTTACGAGTAATTTTGCCGAGAATGTGGGCAGAGAGGAGATCCTTAGCGATGGGCTTCAGATCACCGGGAGCCTTGCGGCCAGAGAAGTCGCGCTTGCTGTTACGCATAGCTTCGAGTTCAGCAGACTTCTCTTCAAGATCAGTCTTGTACTTGTTAAGAATTTCAGTAGTATCCGCTTCCTTAGCTTCAAACTCTTTCTGCAGATCAGCCATCAGGCGCTCAGCACCAGACTCAACGCCTACTTTGATAGCAGACTGAACTTCTTCTTCTTGAGCAGCTTTAGCCATTTCGGCCTCTTCTGCTTCCTTACGAGCAGCTTCAGCAGCTGCTTTTTCTTCGGCCTGCTTCATTGCAATCTTAGCAGCAGTTTCCTCTGCTACTTTCTTAGCAAAAGCATCCAGGTCGATTTCGGGAGTTTGTACTTCCGACATTTTCATCTCCTTTTGGGCTTTTGTAACCCCGTCCGGTGTGTCACTAGCTACCGATGAATTTTCATCCTTAGCCAGAGACTGACCGGCTAGATCTACACTATTTTTGAAAGTTTTCTTAAAATCTTCGTATTCTTCCATAGAATCAAAAGACTTTGAGAGCGAGAAAGTTGCTGCTTGATTGCAAGGTACCGATACAACTGATACTTCAAACAACTCAGCATCCTTTATCTTTAATCCGTCAGTTTCCTCCAGGTAATCAGCATCCTTGACTCGAAAACCGACGGAGAAAGCTCCAAGGATACCTTCTTTAACTAGTTCTGCTACATGATCGGGAGCAGACTTAGAAATTTTTGCTTTAAGCTCAAGACCATTATCGTTAACTTTTAGTCCTGTAGCTCTGCCAATAGGCTTATTATAATCATGATTAAACAAAATAATTGGATTCTTTTCAAAGTTTGAAAGACCACCTTTTGTCCATGCTTCGGCTGCAATTACATCACCAGCACGGTCAGTATCGTGAGTACTGGCCATTCCACAGATGTGGACGCCGCCATCGTCCTCTTCAAAAGCTTTGAAAGTAGAAGTAAGATTAAATATCTTTTCCATCTTCTTTTCCTGTTTTCTTAGCCAGCTTCTCTAAGGGATCTTTCTCCTTCTTAGGTTCGGGGGCTGGTTTAATACCGTGAATGGTATTCCACAGTTCGGGTTCGTACTTCTCTATCCAACTTACTGCTGTGGTATAAGAACCCATTACTCTTAAAATTTCTTTCATTGTTAGATGCTTGGGACGCAGATTAGAGTTTTTATAATCTCTTGCTGTCAATATTCCACCATTTTCGGCAAAGAATAATCCAAGCTCTCGCACTAACCTATGTTTTCTATTCCTCGTTATCATCAGATTCCTCTGGTCGACCTCCTTCGTCTGGGTTTACTGCACTTCCTGCGATATTTTGTGGAACACGAATATCATCTTGTCCATCAAGAGTTTCATAACCCAGAGAGTCTCTTGCTTCATTTATTGTAATGATACCGCCATTTACAAGGGCAGTATAGTATGAAGCTGCATCGCGCAACTCAGGTTGCAAAGCAGGAATATCTGTTACATCTTCTGAGATTTCAAATCCAAAAAATCTAGAGTATGCTGCATTTATTTTTCGTACAATCGGAAGTACTGTTTCAAGATAGTACATTCTCATGTTTGGACGAATATTTGCATTGTTACCAGAGTCCAACATAATCGGTGGTACTCCCAATGCTTTTAAAATAATCTTTTCATTTTCAGCAATAGCTACTTGGAAATCTAGCTCTCTGAAGTTTACATTTGAAATCTCATCGACTTCAATGCCGCCATCAAGAATCAAAGGTCGTCTACCCCCTGCGTCTGGGCGATAGCGCATAGTCCAAGACTGAATCATGCGCTCTTTAATTTTTTCTGATAAAGTATTTGGAGACTTTAGTACAAGACCTGGAACTGCTCCATTTTTGAAAAAGTTATCTTGAAACTTTCTCATATTTGTAGTAAGCTGCATTGTTCTTACTGCAGGTTTTAGTCTTGATGTTCCACGAAAGATTGAATAAAAAGAATTTTCTTTTATGTGTATAATCTCTTCGGGAGCATAGTCTACATCATTATAAGTATACTTTTCAATATATGTTTTACTATCCGCATGAATTGTTACATTGTCTGCGGGAAGATGATATAAATGAGCGCCATCAAAATAGATAAAAATGTTACCATCGAGAAGAAAGTCAGTAACTAAGTTACGCTTAAAAGAGCTAACATCTTGAAAAAGATTAGGTTCTTTATTTAAAAGAGAGTCGACACGTGCGCGTCGAAGACCTTTTATAACGCCATTTGTTGCTACTCGATTAACTGTTGCCGGTATCTCTGCAACATCATCTACAATAAGGTTTACACCTCGATTAACAATTTCTAAATTCTCGTAAAACTGCTCATAGTTTGCAGTGAACTCACGAGATGACTCACTTGTTTGGCCCAGGTATTGTTGAATTGGATTCAACTTTTCTAAGTCGGCTTCTTCCTTTTTCTTTCCTCCGCCGAATATGTTATTATACCAAGCCATGCTTTCCTCTTTGAATCTCTACCCAGCGCTGCTGCTTTGGGGCTGAGTGCAGGGTGGGATTCCGCCCATAAATAGAATGTAATTTTAAATGGTGCGTATGACAGAGAGTTACAGTATAGTCGTAAAGCTCTTCAATGTGTTCATTAATAAACTCGTCGCGAAACTCCCTTATATCCTGTAAATCGTATCCTACTTCTTCGACCCACTTGTACAGGAGGGGACTTAAGCTATAGTAATGATGAAAGTCTAACTCTGTTTCCTTCCCGCAAATATAGCACTCGGTTCCTTTTTCGTACCTTGCTTTTGCTTTGTCCCGAATGTACTTTACGGGATCTCGTTTCAGCTCTTTCATCTTTGAATCTATTACTTTTTATTACCGAAATTATATCTCGAGGGAACTAAATTGTCAACTACTATTTTTGAGTTGGTTAAAATTAAAAACTAGTAACTGAGGTTTCAAACGAATATAATGCATATCGAAGTGCGTCTGCCATGTGTGATGCCATATTATGTTTTGGCTTTTCTCTTGCTAGATTTGGATTTGGATCCCATTGATACTGATCTAAAGACATTAGAGAGTGCTTACATTTTTGATCGACAAATAGCAAGTCATTATCAACAATACCAGCGACATGAGCAATGCCATCCAGTACAGACTTTTTAGCATTAACTGTTGTAATGTCATAGTTCTGAGCAAAGTCAAATCGAGTTTGCTGAGCCGCTGAATCAATGTAGATGTAATCAATGTCCCATTTTTCCATAAGCCTACGAATTTCGACAGCGTGTTGTTCTGTTGTTCGTTCTGCATCTAAATACTCATCTAACAAGTAGTAAACTTTTTCGTCCCAGTTGTATGCAAGCACACAAAAAGCAGTAGGATCTCTATAGCCTACGTCTAAGCCTGCGAATATGTCAAATCCTTTAAGTTCGAGTTCTTGGTTATCTGCGATACACTTTTCGTGATTGAAATTCCATATCTGGCCTTCATAAGTATTAAAGTCAGCTTCATATTCCTGTCGAAATTCGGCTTCGGACATACTTTTCCGAGCTTCTTCAACGTCTGTTTCAGACATCCTCGGATTGTCACGGAAAGTTGCTCTGATTGATGCCCATTCTGGAAATTCATTTGAGAACCCTCTGTTAAAAAATTCTGCGAACCAATTGTTCTTACCTCGAGGAGTAGATATAAAAAGTGCTTTCGAGTTGTCTTTGTCAAGAGTCGGTCGAAGAGCTACATTAAAAGCTTCTTTACCGTCAGCAAGTGCTGCCTCATCAAAAATAATCAGATCGTAACTTCTACCCACACAAGAATCAACCTGATTAATAGATCCCAT